CATTGCTGCCGCTCTTGCCACCGGCGCCGGCCAGCATTACGGCCTGGGCGATTGGAGTTGCAACGGGCAGGTTCAAAGCTGGTCCTCCGCCAAGATGCCGCCGCTGATCACTGCCGAGCCGACCAGCATGCCCTTGGTGTCGTGGCCACCGTAGGCAATCGGCACCGGATTGCCCTGGGCCTGTGTGTTGACGGTGCCGTTCATACTGTAGTTCGGCCGATTCTCGACGCTGTCCTGTGACCCGAGTCCTTTCGGTTGGGGCCCGAGCATCTGCACTACGCCGCCCACGACCATCACCGCGCCCTGGATCACAAGGTTGTAGTTCTGCGTATAGACACCCACGACGATCAGCACCACGCCCATGATGATGTTGAGAATGCCGCCCCGCTTGCTGCCGAGCAGCACCGGTGCGATCCGGATGTCTTCCTTCCCAGGCGGGTCCTGCAGCTGCTCTTTCGTCAGGTTCTGCTTGCCCACGAAGACGGCGAACGCCATACCGTTTTCCTTCGCGCGGGTGAGGTACTGCTGGAAACCCGGCAGGATCGCGCACAGCGCGCGCACTGCCTCGGCGGGGCTGTTAACAGCCAGCCGGAAGGAGCGCCCGAAGCGGCTGCCCAGCTGGCCATACAGGCGAATCGTGCGCAGGCGCTCAGGCACGGGCAGCCTCCTTGTGACGGACGATGTACCGGGTACGCTCGGCCCACATGCCCCCGTAGGGGACTACTTCCGACAGACGGCCGTGCATGTGATGGAGCAGCTGGCCGTCGCCAAGGTAGACGCCGGCGTGGTTCGGGACCGGCGAACGGATCTGCATCAGCACCATGTCGCCGCGCTGCGGCTCACCATCGATCAGGTCGAAGCCCTCGGCGCGCAGTCGGTCCAGGCTGTAGAGGTCTT